GTAACCTGTGATTGTCAAGAATAATGAGAAAACATCCTTACACAAAACTATTAGAAAGAAAAAGAACTTGGACACCAGTAAAACCTACCAAAGGAGAATTTAAAGAAGGTGCTGAAGAAACCATCAAACGTGCGCTCGCAATACGTCATATGGAGCTACCAGTTGGAGAATTTATTACTCAGGGATTGGAAAAGGAAGTCCCCGACAATGCTCGCTTACTTCTTGAATCGAACGTTAAAGATGAGATCAAGCATGATCTCGCTCTGGGCTACATTGTTGACGCCCATGGGGCTGATTCACAGTCAGAAGCGGAGGCTCTTAGATTAAGAGATGCTTGGATTGCACACCCTGATCATACAATTACCAAAGCTCTGGTCGCAGAACGGGCCATCTTCTTCGTTC